TTTACCACTTTCATCGTGAGCTAATAGTTTTAGTTTCTCACCATCATAACTATTATCACCAGTGTTTTTCCAATCAATAGTTGTATCTAAACCAGTTAATTGTTCTATTTTTTCGTTACTAGTTAATTTTTTTCTAGTTAACTTAGTAGCTGGTACCCTATAAGCAAGTTCTGTTTTAGGGCGATCCATACCATCTTGTATGGGTTTAAAAAAGAAAGGGTAATTAACCGATATTGGTACAACTTTGTCGGTAAACATTTTTTTAGCATCAGCACCTGTTTTTGACAATATACCAAATCTTGCATCGTTTGATATAGTAGCCATGTTTACAATTTCTCCTGAAGCCATAAATGAAAAACCAGATCTTCTATTTTTCAAATAACACATACCGTAACACCTAACATCAGCTTTACAGGCTTCCCAAAATATAAAAAATAATCTATTAGCTTCTCTGTAATCTGGATTACCAACATCAATCTTACTCCACTGTAAGTACATGTAATGTGTTCCAGTTATGTATTTTGATTCACCTTGGTTTTTAAACCAAAAACCCTCTTCTCTTCTAACAAACTCTTCCTCTATGTAACCAGCATAATCATTTTTAAAATCATTAGGGTATTCTCTCCAATCAAATATAGTTTTTATTCTATTTAATTCTTTTGGGTATGGTGTTACTTCCCATTTGTCATGCTTAAACTTATGGATATTTTTAGGTTCTTTAGGTAAAGCTATTTTTAAATTTTGAATTTGTATAACATCACCAATTTGACCTGTTTTAGATATAACAACAACGTCATGTTCTTTGTTATACCCGTATTTCCATTTTTTAGACTTGTTAAGTCTTTTTAAAGCATTGATCTTTATATGATCATTTACTATTTTATACAAGTTTTGCTCGTACATTATTTAGATCTTTTTTCAGCAAACCCTCCAAAAGCAACTTGTTCTACTTCTTCTTTTGGTTTATTTTCTAATATATTCTCTTCTTCTTGTATTCTTTGTAAAATCTCAAAAGCATCAAATATAGCTAGCTTTTTAGTTGCAGCTGCGTTTTTTAATCTATCAGCGCTTATATCTTCATCTGAATCAACTATAGGTTCTTTAGCTACTTTTACTAATTCTTCTACAGCTCTATAACCAGCTTGGATTATATTCTTTTTCTTTTCCTTGATATTCATATTTAATTGCAATGTCTTTAGTTCTAACTCGATACAACCTTTCATTGTTTATAATACACTCATATTCACTACTTGGTGTAAAACCTATCAAGCTACCAACCTCAGGTAAACTTTTGTTTGTATACTTTATAACACCCATCAACGGTTGCTCCTTATTAGTATCAAACATGTCATACGATTCAATTGGTTTAACAAAACAATAATCATCTAAAGGTTGCCATTTATTGTTTTTTTGATAAGCAAAAATTTGATCAATAAAAACAAAATACAAATCATCCTTGTAGTAGCTTTTACTGTCTTTTTCTATACCTTTCATGTCAGTGTACCTTCTAAACACATTGTGGTGCACTATTATAGTGTCACCTATACTTATATCTGTTTTAAATGCTAAAGGCGTAGAAACAACAATAGCTTCTTTACTAACGTATTGGTGTTGAAATATATCTGTATTAAGAATTATATTTTTATTACCAATTTTTTTAGTATTATTATATCGATTGTTTTTAGGTTTTATTATAAAGTTATATATACTCTTCACTAATACTCTAAATTATACTCTACAGCTATTGCCATATTTTTATTAAAGTCTTTCCAAGGAATAACTTCCTCGCCTTTTTTTATATATATACTATATTTATCGTCTCCTTCGATTATATCACAAATAGTATGCCCACCGTAAACCTCTTGGTTCACGGCGTAGTGCATAGCTTCATTTTTATAATCTTTACCAATACTAATTTTTCTGATCAACTGACTCATCTTCCTCAGGTATTTCAGTAATAGTTCCATCTTGTAAGTTAACAGATACTTTACCGTATTTTTCTTCAAGATCTTTTTGAATAGTTTGTAAATCCATTTGACTAGCTTTAATTGTATCTAAAGCTATATTCTTTTGAACTTCCATTCCACCAATTTGCATTTGAACTTGATTTATATTGCTAACCTTTTCTTGAACTGATTTTAATTCTTCATCAGTAATCTTTTTTACATCTTGAGCGATGTCCTCTACTTTTACGTCTTTCATTTTATTTAATTTAAATTATTAATAATTATACGTCTGTATAATCTTTCCATTTATCTTCAGCTTTCATAGCTGTGTAAGCTTGAATTACAGGGTTTTTAGCCGTAGCTCCAACTCCCATAGCGAAACTTCCACTTACTGAAGCGAAGTCGTCATTGTACTTACCCACGGTATCTCTATGTGCTTTATCTTTCCAGATTTTAGCTGTATAATTACCTTGAGTACTTTTTACTACTACGTCTTCATAAACAGCCTCCGTCTTTATAGACCCATCAGAGTTGTACACGGCAGCTGTTTTTAATTGATTGTTAGCGTACTCACTTGTTGAGTAACCAACATTTGTAACTTTTACATAAGCATCACTAAGTGTGATTCCTTTGTAAACGTAAGATCCTTTTAATGCCATTGTTTTAATTTTTAAATTGTTATTATTCTATGTTTATATTATCACGCTATTTTCACGTTTTTTACTTTTTAAAACTCTTATATAGTATTGGTATCAACATTCTACCATTATCTTCTAAGTGTGTTTTGTAATTATTCTCAATACTGTTTAATATTTCTTCAGTAATATCTTCATGTCCCCACCACAAATCAACTAATATTAAGTCATATTTTTTAGTAGGTGTATATGTAAAAGCATCATGCTCTATGACGTTTATAGACTCATCTATAAAGTTTACATAATCAATTAACTCTTTGTTGTTATCTACAACATCTACTACGCTACATTCTTTTTCTATTTTTAAGGTTTCAGGTACTAAACCTAACCCTAAACCTAATACTAAAACTTTATCATATGTAAAGTCTTTATATAGTTCTTTTATTTTTTCACAATTAACACAGTCACCCAACATTATAACAGCGTAATCTTCTGTATTACTTAAAAAAGTTTCATCACTAAATTTTAATATACTTACACCATCTACTTTTTTTACATTAAAAGAAGTGGTATTATGTTCTTGTATTTTAGTTTCTTGTATTTTCATATTTTTTTATTAACATAAACCTAAAGTAATATTAGAAACCACACCACTACTATTTATATAGAAAACATTAGTTGTACTAGCGCCACTAGATGTAACAGGTCCATTATACCAACCAGCAGCTGTAATTAGGTTTAAATTATTGTCGTATACTGTTGTTCCATTTTGAAATATTCCAGTAAATTTTATAATATCTGTAGGTGTTTGATAGCAAGCAAAGAAATTTTTCGCATGCGGACCATCAACATATCTAGTTGTATATGTAACTGAACTTGTTGTTACTAATTTACTTTCACCATAAGACGTACCAGTGCTATTTGTTGCATACGCTTTATAATAATACGAGTTACCACTTGGTAATCCAGTAACTGAAGACGTAAAGTTTCCAGTACCACTACCAACGGTAGTGTTTGTTACCCCAAAAGAACCTATAAATAAGCTAATATTAGATACTGCTCTAACAAAACCTCTTGATGTAACTGTTGATCCGCCTTGAGAACTTACACTTCCGTTCATTGTAAATCCAGAGCTAGTAACAGAGGTTGCGTTACTTGTTGACACTGTGGCAAAATTAGTACCTATATCATCACATATATCTTCTATAAATTGTTCTATATCGCTAGGATCTCCTGCAAAGTTAGTTAACCCTCCAGTGTTATTAGCGTATGCGTTATATATATCATACCTAGTTGTTGTACCATCACTAGAGGTGCTATTACTAAAGGTACCTAAAACAGATATAGTTGTTACCGCGGCTACAGCTTGATTTGATAACGTACCCATTTTAGTTGTTTCTTCAGCTCCTTGAAACAAGTCATCTCCATCACCATCCGGAGAGTTGTCTGTTATAAGTATAATCATTCTAGTTACTCCAGATCTAAAACTTCCAGCTAAACTATTATTTAAAACTCTGTCTATAGCTGTATCATTAGGCTCAGGACCTGACCCACCAGTTCCTATTAACATACTAGTAGAACTATTTGATGAACCAGCTAAATACCCTATTTTTGTATCAAAATCACTTTTATTTGTATTAGCAAAAGGTATTACAGCTGATAACCAAACAGTACCTGAGTTGTATTTATTCGCGGAGTTTAAGTTAGCTACCGTGGTATTATTACCAGTCCAATAAGTTGGTGTGCCAGATTTTTGATCTATTAAAACAGCCGCTAATCTATAATCACCTCCAGATTCTGAAACAACTTTACTTGATATAGCAGCTACGTTAGTTTTCATTACGTTTATATGCGCTGGGTTACCCGAGTTCATACTACTAGTGTAGTCAATTAAAAAAACAACATCCATTGCCTTGTTACAAGGTATTGGTACATAGTCATGGTCGTAACTGTAAAATTCTGACATACCATGAGAAGCGTTTCCGTCAGGGTGATTTGGGCTTTCTAAATTTGTAGCGTCAAAAGTTCCATCAGCCGCGTGTGTTGATAGTTTTTGCAAGCTAATTTCACTTGGAGGTGAGCTTGAATTATTGTAATCATCATGTATAAATTCTTTAGCTATTTTACTTATACTTATTTCACCACTTCCTGGAACTGCCATTACTTATTACAATTACATTTGTTAGACTTTAACTCTTCTATTTCAGCTTTTAATTCTTTTATCGCTTCAATTAAATAACCTGTTATATTACCGTAAGCTACAGCCTTATATTCACTATCACTATTTACTAACTCAGGTGCTATTTTTTCTAGCTCTTGTGCTATTACACCACTACCTTCTTTGTCGTCTTTAGTAAAACTAACACCTCTCATTCCATAAACCTTAGATCCATCTAAAGTTTTAATGTTTGTTTTTAATCTTTCATCTGAATAAGCTACAACATCACCAACAGCCGTACAGTCACCATTAGAGGCTATAGTTAAAGCAAGTGAACCACCTGTTGTCATTCCTATAGTATCATTACCAATACGATACATTCCAGTATGCGGATCAGATCTAAATTTAAATCCAGGAGCACCTGCGACACCATCTCCAGCAGCTAAACTACCACCTGATTCTATTAAACCAGGAGCATAAATACTTCCATCAGAATTTATTGTTAATCTACCATTACCTCCATTGTTAGCAAATGACATTGAATCAT